TCAGATCCATCTCAAGATCAACTGACAATTGCCTCATCTCTTCATAAGACTCTGGATTAATATTCATGTTTTCAGAATCTTTGCCCATGACTGTAGCGTAGTAAGCATTGAAAACTGAGTCAACATAAGGAGCCCATTGAGGAGAACTAGAAATTGTATCAAATTCAGGTTTATAGAATTTTTTCTCTTCTAATGTAGAGCCATCCGATTTTTTCAACAACTGGATTGTTTTCCATGCACCTGTGCCTTCGATCGTCACCTGTGTATCTTCATCAAAATCAACAGGGCCATTGTCTGCACAGTGTTTTCGAAGAAGATCAAAAACATATTCATGTTCTACGATACCCTTGCCGAAGTGGATCTCAAATTCACATCGTCGAAATGGAGGAGCCACTTTGTTCTTGATGGTCTTCGCAATTACTTTGATACCAATAGGATTTCCATTCTTATCTTGGATTCGCTTGCCTGAGTCAAGTTGGATGCGGACAGATGAATGGAAGGGGATTGCTTTCCCACCCGGAGTAGTAGTAGGATCACCGTACAATACACCAATCTTCTCTCGAATCTGATTCAAGCAAATTAACAGAACCTTTTCATTTGCAATTAGACCTGTGATCTTTCGCATACCTTTTGAAATTACACGGGCATTCAAACCAATTGTTTGTTTGTCATAATCACCCAACAATTCATCTTTTGGTGATGTAGCAGCTACTGAGTCCCATACAATAGTGATAGGCACGTCTTTATCTAACTGTTTCGCACGAAGGATTGTTTTCTCAGCAATAGCCAATACATCCTCTGTACAATGCGTATCCACATACACAAAACGTTTCTTAATATCAATACCAAGAGCATTCAAGTTTTCAATGCTTGTTGCATTCTCTGTATCGATATAAACCACGATGCCACCGGCTTCTTGAGTATTCTTACATGCTTGGATAGCAATGTGAGACTTACCAATTGAGGGTGGACCGAAGACTTCTACAATTCGAGATTCTGGAAATCCACCACCTGGAGCTCCTCGAATAATATAGTCTAATTGTTTTGAGCCAGTTGAAATCCATCTATTGACATGGGTTGGTGAATCATCGACTGCAAGATTATATGCAACCCTAGATCCATGCTCTTTATTCAGAGCTTTAATCAAATCACCAGTAAAGTCATTAGTGGCAACTTGAGTATCATCATCTTTTTTCTTTTTTGCCATATTTTCCTCTTGTAATAAAAGCTGGTGACCAAAAGCCACCAGCCAAGTAAGCAATATTATTGATTATTGTGGTGGCTTAGAATGGAAATTCATCTTCCAAGTCACCAAAAGCACCATCTAAGTCTGCATCAGCAGTTGAACCTTTTGAAGTGTTCTCAGTCAAAGCACTCTTTGGATCAGAATTTGTAGAACCAACTGAGTCATTTGAAGTCCAAGGATCTTGAGCTCCTCCGTTCAGCCATTTGTTGACTGAGGATTCAATTTGCTCATAAGATTGCAATTCAAAAAGATCATCCAAATTTGGAACATTTTCCATCAATTTTTCAATCTCTTTCTTCGTTCCCAAAGTGGACTGCTTAGGACGTGGCATAATGGAAGTATCTGCCCATTTTTTGCCAGGAGTCTTAGTCACAGTAATCTTGATATCAAATCCCTCATTGATGTCAGTAATATCACCATAGTCTGGATCCATCATTGTCTTCAACAAGTCTTGATAGATTCCCTTACCAAAAGACCACAAACGCAAACCTTCACTCTCTTCACCACGAACCAAGACCAAAGCATAAGTACGCATCTTAGGATATAGCTTTTTGGCTAACTCGTAAGACTCTTTAGTACCTTCACTCTTCAAGTTTTGGATGAGCTCATTGACAGGATCTGGCTTACCAAATTGGTAAGGAGCCAAGATACCGTATTTCTCAATTCCGTAGTAGAAGTAGCGTTCTTGAAATGGATTACCATCTCCACCAGGAAATGCAACCAAGCGAACTGTAGTTGTTTCACCTTCAGGTGGTTTCCACATCAATTTTTGTTTTGAATTTTGTCCAGTAAGACCAGCAAGTCTTTTCTTAATAGCTTCGAAATCAATCGCCATTTTTATCTCCAATGTTTAACATTTAACATTTATTATTTAGTTTGAACTTATCACCT